CTAACTGTTAATGCAGTATCTACACAACTTGCTACTCCTGTGCAGAATTCTGTAATTTCTGTCCATGAGTGTTGATGTCCACTTAAGCTTACTGGAAATAGAGTACTACCTAATGTTCCGCCAGTAGGACCAACATAAGGAGTAGTATTAAAATATGTAGTTCCACTAATTAAAACAGGATTACCAGAAAATGCTACTGGGCCGGTGGCAAGTATAGCTGCCGCTAAACTTATATTTATATTTCCACCAACATTTAATTCGCCAACAGTCAAATCATTAATATCAACTGTTCCGCTACCACCATTGATAGATATGCCACTATATGAGACTATGGAAAAATTATTATTTCCACTAATACTACTAAGCCCAGTTAATGCGCTACTTAAACTAATAGTAGGATTTCCAGCTAGTCCGCTAGGATTACTAATAAAAATATTATTACCAGATGATAATCCTCTAACCACAACGCCAGTAGCGTCCGTAGAAACAACAATACCACTAGTACTTAATGATGATAAATTTTGTAGTCTATTGGATAATCCGATACTGTAGTAGGATCCTGATGCTGCTGTTGTACCGTTTCCTGAAAATACTCCGGTAGTTGCCGTTAAACCACTACCACTAGGAATTATACTACTATATATAGTATTATTCGCATCGTCTTTGATTAAAGCTATGCCGCTACCAGGAGATAGCAGTGATCCTCCAGCATATGGTAAACTACCCCAAGCTGTAATACCGTTTGTACCGATTTTAAATTTACCAGTATCTAATTCAAATCCAATTTCACCAGGAGCTAACGATGTTCCAACTGCCCATGTTCCTGAAACGCCTGTTGGTATTCCACCAATCATTGGTCCAGTATAGCCTATAGAGTATCCTCTTCTTAATTGAATTCTTGTTTGATTTGGCATTGTTTTGCTCTCTGTGATTTATAGGAAATTATTCTACTAATTCTCCACTAATTGATAAACTAGGATTAGGAATTCCACAATCAAATGAATATTGGTCTAAATAACCATCTAATCCTACACTATCTATACCCCAAATTAGATCATCTACATGTACAGAATTTATTCCAGAAATCATAATTCCTGAGACATATGATCCCAAACCATCAATTCTAGTATAATGTAAATTACCACTAATTTTACTAATAGGAATATTATCTGGTAAATCGCTCCAAAGTATTTTTTCTGTATTTATTATTTCTAGATTAAAGTTTTCTGAGCGTTCTATTTCAATATTATTAACATTCTCAATAAAACTAGTACTTACATCAAGATAATTAATAGTAGGCTCTAAAATTTCTAGTATAAAGTCGCTCATGTGGCGCAGTCCAATGCCGATGAAGATTGACTATATCTCTTAACTATAGCTACATTACCAAATAACAGTCTAGTTGTTTTTTTACCACCCTGGTTATCTGATCCATCCCCATAAAATGGCTCATTAGATTGTATTTCTAGATCGTACTTGGCTCCTGTAAAATTAAAACCATTAGTAGTGTGTGCTGGTAATAAAAAAGTTAATTTACCCTCTTCATCGTTAATTATGAAGCTGTACATGCCATATGTAGCATTATTGTCTGAACTAAAAATTTGAGTTATACCGCTATTAGTTTTCCAAGTTAAACGAGCACAATAATTAGTTAAATTAATAGGTATTCCATTAGCATCTTTATATATTATACTAAGTTTAAAAGATGTCCCTTGTTCTATAGCAAAATCATACTTGCTAGCTGCCATAGTATAGCCTTTATATAATGGATCGTATGCATATATTCAATACACCTAAAAGAAAAAAGCCGGCGAATGCCGGCCTTTTCCCTTTGAGGTCTTGTATGAACAAGATTAGATTAGAGAGAACCGAGTATAACTCTACGATTGTCAAGAACAGCGAAGCCTTGTTCGGCCCATCCGTAGAAACCAGCTCTCTTCTGACGATGTAGTGACTCGTCTTCAAAGATTTGAACTTGTTCACGAACTGGCATAATAAAGCTGTCTCTCTTACGAAGATCAAGACCAACAACGATCTCTGTGTCGTTACCAGTACCACCGGTTGGCATGGTACCACTGAGAACGTTGCTATAGAATAGCTGGTATTGTTGACCAACACCAAGCTCATCAAGGTCATGGAGATTAACACTGAATACTCTGTTAAGAGTACCGTCAGCAGCTGTGTAAATCTCACGACGAGTAATCTCATCAACCTGATCAACTCCCCAGTTACGAATATCTTCCATTGCTTCTGGAGAAACATAAAGATCTGTTAATAGACCACGGTTATTACTAGCACTGTTACCACCACCGTTTCTGCGCATTACAGTCTTCATAAGAGAAACTAATCTCTTTGTAAACTGACTTGGAGCAGCATCGCTGTCATAAACAACAATGTTACGGTCAACAGCAGCGGCTAATAGTGTGTGCCAACCATCATCATTCATCTTCTTAACAAATGAGCCTTCAAGAACTTCCATAGCACGACCAACAACGTCCCAGCGAGCGTCTCTGGCATACTTTAGAAGATAATCTATTGAAGCGCCAACATCATAGGTTGGAACCATGACGTAATCGCTTTCAACGTGACGTTCTGGAATATATCCGTGATTAGGAATCGTATAGGCAACGAAATCCTTCTCGGTTCCAGGTGATAAAAAGTCAAGTGGAAATTCTGGTGTGGCACCCTGTTGAAGCTGAATTGGCTCAAAGATACCGTCTAGAATATCACCACTAAGAAGACCTTTTCTCAATGGAAGCTCTAGAGCCTTAGCAATTTCTGCATTGGCAGCTAGAGAAACTTCTCTATTTGCTGAACCAGAGCGTACTAAAAGCTCAGTAAGTTCTGGTGTTGGTTGAAATTTTTCTGTGTTAGCTGACATTTTTTTCTCCCTGTGATGAAATTATAGGTTAACTGATACTTTGGCGTAACCATCTGCATCTTTACCACTGAGGAATTGGCCAACTTTGGCTCCTCCTGTGGTACCTAACAAACCACTAACGCCAACATAAGCGTCGGCACCAGCAGTTGGTATAGCAGCAGATGCTATCATATTTGTTGTTACCTGACCATTACGTAGAAGTGTGACTTTGCCACCCTTCTGCATTTCGTCACGATACCAATTGATATGTTGACGAGTTAGATCATAGTCAACAACATCATTTAATAGGATGCCGACTGGTTTAGCGCCGGAGCCAGCAGCATATTCTACAACAGCATTAGCATCGTCCATAGATACGCCAACTCCTGTTGTTGATGTTACTACACTAACAACGCCGCCTCTTTCAGCAGCAGTATTCATAAAGAATGAGATATCTGTTAATAATTCGATACGATCTGGTTTAAGAGCCATTGTTTTCTCCCTTATTTATAGTTTTTACCTAGTCTGCTGGAAACAAATTCGACAAGTGCTGCACGTGTGGATTCGACAGGATCTGCTGTGTCACCACCAATAGCAAGATTTACATTAGCTTCGACCTCTGCTGTTTCCAATACTTCAGGGTCAACAGTTGCTTCTGTTTCTTCTTTGGATGCTTCGTTATCTGTAGCTTTGGAATCATCCTCTTTTTTCTTTTTGATTTTTTCTAGCCAAGGAGGCATTTTCCCAGCAAACAGAGAAGTCATAGCTTCAAAAGCATCATCGTCTAAGCTCTCAAACTTATCAACTGTTGCTTCAGCTGATTCATTATCAATACCGTTTTCGATCAATGAAGCCATTCTCTTCATCTTCTTTTCTTTCTTCATCATTTCTTCTTCTTTGGTTTTGTAACCAGCAATGACTTCTTGAGCTTCTGAGAGTTCAGATTTCATTTTATTCATCATCATTGCCATTTCTTCTTGCTGTTTTTGCATTGTTGCCATTTCTTCTTCTTTTTGCATTTTTAATGCTTCGTATGTTTTCTTAAGAGCATCAAGCTCTTGAGTTTTATTCATCATTGCACTCTTTAGCTCATCCATATTCATGGCTGATTGAGCATCTTGGGTAACAACATTTTCAGTAGTTTCTGCTACTGGTTTTTCAACTGTCTGTTCTGATGCTTTTGTTTCTGAACTCATAGTATTATTCTCCACTATATTATGTGATTGATTATCAAATACACCCGCAACTGAAAAAATCGTATTTTTTTCCGCTTTATTATCAAATGAATTTTTAATAAAGCTATCTTTGGCAAATATAATGCTATCTGGATTAGCTGGTTTGTTAACAAAACCTTTTCCAGAGAATGTTATATTTCTTAATACTCTACCAATCTTATAGTTATCATGTTCGCCCATGCCACCATAAGATCTTAAATATTTTGTTAAATATGCAGTATCATTATTTCTTGATAATACTTTGTACTCTCCAGTGCTCTTATTTAAGAGTCCATAATCAAACCCCTTAAATAAGCACTCCATACTAACATATTTTTGACCATTCTCTATTTCTGCTATTAATTTTTCTGATCGGTCCCTAAGTTCTTGATTAGAAAAAGCTTTGTAAATAACAGAACCTGTTAATATATGAAATTTATTAGGTAAATTATCTTCTGGAGTATTTTCATCAATTAATATACCATCTTCTGTGATTGGCCAGTTTGCTGTAATGTGGCCAATAATAATATTTTCATCATGCTCTAGATTGGTTGGTTTGTCTTCTGGAGTATTTCTAGCTGCCCATACTTCTCTACTATCAAAAATATCGTCATTTTTATTCCAGCTAGATGTAACTAAAATAGACTGTACATAATATAAATCTTGATCATTAAGAGAAGCTAAGCTCTTAATGTGCTTTAATGAACTAGCCAAAGACTTATTTGCACATGGCTCAACTAGACTAGCATAAGAAACTGATGCAGATGCATTTACTAATTCTGCTAATCCGTCATCATACTCTTGTTGAAAAATTTGCATAGTTTTTCTCCGGTGGTCTAATTATCATACACCATAAAATAGAACGAAGCCTTAGCCTGTTTGATATCTTCTACTGATAAATCTTCATTTAATTCTGATGATAATAATTTTAGCCAATACATATATTTAGTATACATTTGATTAATATTGGTCGAATCTATATTTGCAAAAGCATTCATTATAGTGTCTTTCGATACTTTACTATTTGGCTCTAATGCAAATAAAATTTTAGTTTTAATTATATCTAATTCTTTAGTTTCTGATGCTGTTAAACTTCTAAGATTTTTCTTATTGTAGAAATCTAGTAAAACAGGGTTAATAATTTCATTAATTTTATCTTGCGATTTATTCGCCCAAACCATAAGCGCGGCTCCTGTTTGTGGGCTAAACGTTTTTGACTTGCGCTTTACTTGATCCTTCGAGTTCTTGGGTCTTCCTTGCTGTGGTTGACCAGGCAAAGATTCTGGCGAATCTTTTGCCAACTTAGTTGGTATACCGGGCATAGGAGGAATTTTTAATTCAATTGCTGTTTTTTCTCCTGATTTTTTCTTATCCAACTCTAGACCAATTTGACTAGGAGTTACTATACCTGTTTGTAATGCTATTTTCTTTAATGAATTTTCAAACTCAGGATCAAACCATGGGCCAGACTTTTGTACCATACGGTTACTATCTCTTTCTCTATTTTCTCTATTAAGTCTGCTCTTTTCCATATCAGGATCAAATCCGAATCTTGTTTGAAGTAATTCGTCGCTAATAATATTTCTATCTGCTAATTGTATTAATAGAGCCTTTTCAGAGTCTTCATTACTAAGATCCATTCTGTCAAATTCTACTTTTGCTGGATACTTAAATCCCATAGCTTTTTGTACTAATGCAATCTCTTGTTCCCAGAATTGCATTAAAACATCTCTGCCATACTGTAATCTTTGTGTTAATGTTTTTAAGCTAATAAAATTGTTTGTTGTTCCAGCGGCACCGAATGTGCCTGTGAGAGTTGGAGGAATACCAAGTCCAGCATATACGCTATTTAAATGTGGAATATATTTGCCTTCGCCAAGGAAATTATGAACATTAGTATTACTTTCTAATAATTCAATA